TTGTCGATATAGTCAACATAAACTTTCCAGGTACCCATTTTCTGTGATTCACAGTTCTGTGTCCATATTCAACATAGGCAGCATATTCAAGATTATTACTTACGATTACCTTATAACAATTACCTGTACGCGTAATACTTGATACAGTCCAAGCTCTTCTAAGGTCACCAGTATCAACTGGAGTTCGAAGTTTAGCTCTTGCTAATACCTCAGCACCTAAATCATTTATACAGCGTTCAATCATAGCTTTAGCTTTGATTTCTTGCTTTTCTAAATGTTTTGCAAATTTTAATTCACTAAAATCGCATCTACCGGTCTTTGCCATAATTTAACCCCACCTTTCAAATATTTCCAGAGCTACTTCTTGATGGGTTGCATACATAGCAGGTACCCCAGAGCTTTTATAAATGCCTTCGCGATTATTTTGATTAACAACTATTTTTGAGCCAGGTGGTATAGTCAAATCGGGTGACATAAAAAGCTTTATATTTTGTACTTTTTCTTGTACTGTATCATTATTTTTAGTTGTAGGTGATGTGGTTTCAAAAGAAATTCTACAAGGTTGATTTTCAATAAT